CTTTGGCTGTTTAGATACTTGTTTACCTGATCTAGTTGCTTTTCGTTTAGCAGCCGTAGAACGGGCGTATTCAGAGGGCGAAAGAGCCTTAATTGCTTTCTCAGGTAAGTAACGCTCGCCTGTTGCTTTCGGCCCTTGTGTACTAGGTTTACCACTTTTGGTTCGCCACTTCTGTTTACCCCAAGCCTTTAGACTCCTTTGTGGTTTTTTTAATCCGCCCATTACTTTTTATTCATCCATGCTGTTGTACCCATGTATGCTCCCACAATACCAGCTCCACTTATGTAAAATAGATTACTGATATCTGCTAAGGCTTTAACTCTTTCTACATCTATAAAAAACATAGCTGCTGTAAATAAACCCATAGCTATTAAAGTATACCTCGCCATTCTTAGTTGAGCAAGGTTTTTGCGTAAGGCGGTTTCTGTTTCTTTTATTTCTTTCATATTAGAAAGCTCTTCATCAGTTACAACGCCATCACCATCTAAATCGTATTCGTTGTACTTACTTGATGATTGTAGTTTCTTTTGTTTCATTTCTTGCCTATACTTCTTAAACTTTCCATAACTTTATCTATATCAGGCTCTTGTCCATTTGGATCATATACACATCTGTATTTTTTTGGACACCAAACTTCAATCATCATTGTAAATGTTTTGTTGCCACCTTGATAGATACAAGCTCTTTTATCAGTGTATTTAGACGTAACTCTTTTTTTTAATCTACAAGTTGTATACTTTTTTTCTTGTATTTTACCCTGCCAAACCTTTTGCTTGTATGTGTAATCTTTTGGCGCATTGTATATTTTTGCATCAGCTCTAGCTTCTTTCATCCAGATACCAGCTACCAAAACAGCAAAACCACCAACTATTGCCGCGACAATAAACCAAGTTATAGCTTCTGCTATTTGTCTTCTTAACTGCTGCCTTTTATAAACTGTTTCTTGTCTTTGTTTTCTTATTTGACCTTCCATCTTTAGCAAATCATCATATGCTTGTGGACCATAAGTCATGTTTAAGAATATTTTTAATTCGTATCTTTGCTCTTCTAGCTTTTTCTTTGCCGCATAAGCTGCGAGAGCCGCTTCTTCTATAGATCCAGCCTTAAACAACTTGCCGAAAAGGGGAGGATTCTTTGCTTGTTTCTCAGCATTGTCAATATCAGAGACAGCTCCCATCCACCTACCTATGTCCCCACTCATCTGCTCTATATCTCTAGCTGCTGAAAATCCCTGTTTTATGGCATTAAAAGCGCTATTCGCTACACTCATTGCAGCGGTAATTGTTAATGGGTCCATTTAGTATTTCCTTATTTGTAGCCTCCACCTGATTTCTTATAGGCTTTAGCCATCATCTGAGCTTTTCTAGCAGACCACTGGCCGGGTCTTCCACCCTTACCGCCTGCTTTAATTCTGTTAAATATTCTTTTTCTGAGTCCCGGCTTGGTATAGTTACCGGCTTCGTTAACTCTACTTTTTGTCTTGCCACCCTTTTTCATCTTTTAAGCTCTCCTATTTACTTTTCTAGCTTTACTAGTTCTTGCAAAGGATCTGTTTATTGACTTTGGCTTCACTGCTAAATTTTTTCTCTTGTTGTCTCTAGGGTTGCCATTCTTATGAGCAACGTCTTTGCCGTCACCCTTCTTAACACGACCAACAGTTTTCATTTTAGATCTAGCTGTGTTTCTACTAGCTCTACGTTTCTTCTGATCTGTTTGCTTGTGGTAGTTGTCATACTCACCACGATAATTACGTTTTGGCATCTTCATGTACCCATTCGTATCCGTATTTACTTTGCCACTCAACCTCAGTCGATACTAAGGCTTTACAAGTAACGCATCGAACTTGTTTTTCTTTTGTATTCTTTAGTGCGGTTTTACATATAGGACAAACTTCATCTTTCATTATACAGCTCTTGTTTTACCTTTTCTAGCACATCCATCTATTGATCTCTTTTTTTTCAAAGGTCCACCGGCCATCATTCTTGGCATTTGTTTCATTCTATTTGAACCCTTCTTTTCCTCTTCCCTTTTTTTAGCTTTATCTCTACGTTGCTGTGCAAACTGACCAAGAGGACTAAGAGGTCCAGCAGCCCTGCCTAACGAAGATAATGCGCCAGATATTGGCCCCTTGCCTTTCATAACGCTGTATGCAGGAGATAGTGTTTCTAACATCTTACCTATATTCTTTTTTTGCACAGGTTTCTTTTTTTTATTTTTCTTTAAATTAAGAATACTTCTTTTTGTGCCTTTATCAGAACCCATTTTTTCACCAATAAATTTTTTTCTCATTCTTTCTTTATTGCCTTTTAATCCGTACATCGTACCACCCTTCATCTGTTGTTTCATTGAAACTCTACTAATCAACACTTCCACCTTCTTCTAGCTTGCCTTAAACGACTATTAGGATTCTTAGCTGCTTTGGGAAACTTCTTCATTTGACCAGCAGATCTGGCACAAAAAGATTTACGCCTCTTTGCAGATTTGCTGCCGGGCTTTACTTTTCCTGTTACTGCTGTTTTGAGTTTAGATCCGGGATTATCTCTTCGGTATTTTGCAACACCTTTAGCTGTCATACCTGCACCAGCTTTGGTGGGGCGCTTATGCCCACCACCGATAGTATGACCTTTCATAGTCCCTTTTCTTTTTGTGCTAGGCATGGAACACTGTCATTAGCAAAAATGTTGAAACAGTATACTGTATAAACAATCCGCTATCAAACAATACGCCTTCCATTGGTATAGTAACATCTCTAGTCGCTGTCGCGGATGCTATTGATCTTAACTTAAACTCACTTGTTCCTACTGGAGAAGTATTTAAAAAATCTATAGTTCCTGCTGTAGCAGTGCTTGAGAGAAAGGCACCTTTTAGTCTTGTTCTGCCTGCAAAAATAACATCTGCTGCATCTGCACTAATACCTGCTTTAACATTTCCTGCAGGATTACCCACTGCTGTTATGGAAGCTATAGTAAGAAAGTAATTAGTGCTAGTTGCAACACCTGCATTAGCGCCAGTTAAACTTTCTGTCTGAGAATCTCCATTTACATCAGTTCCCACAATAGTAAATGATTTAGATGAATCATCACCCGCTGAGGTAACTGTAATCTTTCTCGCATGAGATAAAGTTACAGAGCCACCATCTGCTAAAGCACCGCCTATTGTAAGTGCGGCATTGTTACCTACAGAAGCGTTAGCTGATATACCATCGTCATCTGCTGCAACGGTGTCCGCTGTAATGGTCACCGCTTTTACGTCTGATCGACCTGCCATTTAACCCTCCTATAATTAAGCCTCGTACCCTATTAATTCAATTAATAGTTTACCTGCAGTATAGTCTGCATCTGTTGTTGCACCTAATGTTAAGTACAAAAACTCATCTGCGGCTGGTAAACCAGTAAAATAAACTTTACTTCCTAACGATGCATCACCAGCGTTAACTAATAATGTTTCAGTTAAATCACCAATAGCACCATCTTCTACACCTGTTCCTTCTGTAGCAGAGTGTACGTTAATATCAGGATCACCACCTGAAGGAGCTTCAAAACATTCCATGCTACCAGCAATGATTGTTCCGTTTTCAGCGGCTGTGATCTGCCCTATATGACATACATTAGATGTTCCATTAACACCAATGATATCACCAGATGCTGTTGATCTTAATCCAGTTAGGTCAATTAATATTCTTGTTGTAATAATTCCACCTTGCCTCATAACAGAGCTTCTGTAAATAGTTCCGGTACCGCCTGTGATACCAGTTCCTGCTTCTGTAGAAAGAGTATTAGCGTCTAGTGATGCAAATCCGCTAGAGTTAATACTTGATTGAGTGGTGATTGCGCCAGTTGTTGCGTTCTTACTTATAGTGGTAAATCCACCCTCAGAACGTACTGGACCTGAGAAAGTTGTATTAGCCATGTCTAATCTCCTTGTCGTGGCAAATGTCTGCTAATGCAGTCAAGGGTTAAAAGTAAAGGGAGCCGGAAAGGAACAGCTCCCTTTTAGGGGTTTAAGCTCCCGGTGAACCAAACATACCGAGAGGATCTGACACACCAAATGAGTATCTCTCACGAGCTTTGTATCTTACATTACCTGTGTTGAAATCCCCATCCATTGATGTTGACATTGGTGTTCTTACAAACATCTTCATTCCGTTAGGAACATCAGTAGTTAAGAAAAACGCATCAGTGTCTGTTAAATAGTGATTAACAGAATAACCCTCTGGAATTGATCCATTAGATCTTATTGCGTTTGTGTCATTATCTGCTGTTCCAACTCTGAGTTCTGATTGTAAAATCCTAGTTGCAACAAACATCAATGCTGGTGGAACGATAAGTTTTCTTGGTCTTGCTGCAATTAACAAGCCTCTTTCATCTACGAAAGCTGCAATGTCAATTACTGCTTGCTCAAGAGAAGTCTCGTTCAAGTCAGCGTTTGTTGACAATCTATTCTTGTTACTACCACCAGCCACTGTTGGGTGAGCTGTGTTGAACAATGTTACACCATCGCCACTTTGAAATGTATCAAAGCCTGTGTTAAGCAATGAAGCAGCTTTTGTCTGCTTTGTGTAAGCCATTGCTCTAGCTAGTGCTTTTGTATAACGAGCAGACAATGAATCATAAAGATTATCTTCCATTGCTTCTTCTGTTATTGAAAAGCCCATAGCCACAGTTTCGTGGTTG